TATTAAGCGTTGTACCCGGCATGATGATGAGGCTTCGCTCTTTAATGAACTCGTCATACTTGTTTCTGGCAGCATTCGGAAGTCTTACGTACGTCCTCTCGGAAATGTAACTCCTTGCCTTAACGCCGAAGTATTCATCCGACAATGGAAACAAAAACGTGAATGCACAGAAGTCGTCGCCTTGAGACAAGTCAACGCCCATAGAACACGGTAGACGCCAATAGTCTTTACGTGGGTGCGGGAGCGTCTGCTTATAGGTAAAGAAGTAAGTGTAGCCTTCTGTTGGTATTCCGAAACGCTTAGCCAAAATGTCGTTCTTCGTGGCAGGAGCGTTTTCCATTCTCTCTACATCTTCGATGTAAACAGACCACTTAATCGTCTTTCCTAGATTTGGATTCGCCTTTACCCACATGGCTCTGTCAGCAACTTCTTTCACATCGTCAAGCCGGTAGTACCAAATAGACGTTCTTGGCGCTGAGAACTTACCTTTTAGTATGTTCATGAGCTCCATTTTGATTTCGTCGCCGACACTATTTCGAACCGTTCCCTCAGAACTCATGGCTATGATCAAGTAATCATCGTTCTTGGACGCGCCCTGCTCAACGCAGCCAACGACATCTTCTCGGATGTCACCAGACAGCCATTCATCTATAGTAGCTATGCGGCATCTGGAACCCTGAAGCTTGTCAATAGACATTGGACGTATCTCAAGGATCGATCCGGTGAGAAAGTTCTGTATCCCCTTCTTGGTTGAGCAGAGCTTAACCCGATTAGCCCTTGATCCAGTTGTGTTCTGAAGGCTTCCTTCTGTAAGAAACTTAAACCACGGGCCTCTGGATCTGGTGATGGCAGTCCTAAACGGGCTCATGATCTCCTCAGCCTGTCTCATCGTTGGTGCTGTAGTGATCTGCTCTTTCGCTGAAGAGTCAACGGTTTCGAAATACGCGTGTATGGTTGATCCGTACATAGACTTCGCGGCGCCACGAGCAACGATTAGATACTGCTTCGTAATCAGTCGTTTTATGACAAGCTTATTAACCCATCTTCCACCGGGTCTGTCTTCGTATGGTTCAAACGTGCTTTCTTCGTCAAAGAAATACCACCCAAAGATCTCTTCCCCCCAAAGTTTAAAACTGTCAAGCAGGTACAGCGGCGATCCGTCAGTAAGCGTAAGTTCGTTCTCACAAAACCTGATCCATCCCTCAACTGCTTCGTCATCATAGTAGACATTCGGATTCTTGATGAGGTCGTCTATCCTGTTCATCTCCATCGAGATCTCTTCATTAACAGGAATAAGGCCTCTTAAAACCTTGTCTCTAAATTCCCCGTAATATCTTGGTGTAGCTGTGTTCGATAACATAATTTAATGCGCATAGTTCTGATAGCTACGTGCGCCCCAGCGCTATCCTTTGATGTCGTGATGCTCCAAATGGTTCTCGTCATCCATATCGTCATGCTTAAGCTTGTATATGGTAGCCGCGATCGATGCGATGCCGGATGCGATGCCAACCGTAGGTCCTGCAACGTCGAGAATCCTCTGAGCCCTCTCCATCCCGCTGTTCGTCATGGAAGCCGTCAAGTCTCTATATTGCCGCTCCATATTTAAACGATTGATGGCCTTCCTAAGATCCTCATCGGACATGGTGATCGGCTCGTTTTTTACCCTTTGCTTAGCGACAGCTTTCACGAGATTCCCGGCATTATTGGTTATGTTTGTCGCGTCCTTGCTAAGAGACTCCACGGCACTGATCGGAGCCTTATCTTTACCGGATTTGATGTTCTTAGCCATGAGCTTCTCATAAAGCGGGTCGCCACCGTTCCTTTCTTTGTGGACGCCACCAGTTTTCACGTCGATCGCCTTACCGCCGTTCTTCAAGTACCTCGCCCTTCCAGCCGGGGTAAGAGAACCGTCCTCATTTTGATAACGTCTGTGGTACCATCTCATGCCTTTTATGCCTTCGTGCATAAGATACGCACCACCTGTATCAGCATATATACCCATTATGTACCTCCGTCTTCCTTCTTCTTGTTCTCCTCGATCCGCTCCTGGTACATACTCGACGAGATGCCAAGCACAGCACCAAGGAACACGTCAACCGCCGAGATCGTGCCAACGACCTCTTTTGCATAAGGAAGCCCCCATACTTCACTAAGCGCAAAGTAAAGAGTCGCAGCAGCAGGAAGAAGGATCTGAGCAATCCACTTTAGCGTGTCATACATCTTGTTCGATAGTTTCAAAGCCGTATTCCCTCCTTGTCTCAGTTATGTCCATCTCACGCGCCATCTCTTCGGATACGACAGGAAGCTTTTGGCATTCCTCATACCCAAGCTTACAGTCGCCATTCCCTCCGAGCTCAGCATATGGCTTATAGAGGAACTCTAAATTTCTCTTTTCTTTTAGTGTTATCGCCCCTCTTCGGACACATTTATCGGTAAGGTGAATGATTTTGTCATGTCCAAGACCCAGAAGCATCCGACTCTCAGCAGAGTCTTTTAACGCTTCGGCTTCTTTCTTCTTATCGTGCCGCCCGATGAGAAATACGATAAGAGACATGACACCTGATGACGTGACAGCACTAAGTATGGCTGTCACAATTACAAGTGATGTCTGATCCATTTAAGTCCTCCATAAAGTAAAAAAGAGGACTGACCCATAAGGGCCAGCCCGTGTGTAATCTTATCGTGTTCCCATCCGGATGCGCTGAATCTCATCAAGGATAAACTTGCGCTCGTAGTCGCTCTTGGCTTTGTCCATCTCCTGTTCGAGGAGCGCTATCGTTCGATCCTCGATAGAGTGCCCTGACATGCCATCCATCCCACGAGAGATGTATCTTCCTGTAGCAGGAGACCGCCCTCTCATTTCAGAATATCCGTCCCACATATGATCGTCATGCATCGGGTAACCGTAGTTACCACGAATGTTCATGTCGTACCGTCTGCCAGACATACCTTCAAGGTCAACGCCTTCAAGCGACATAAGTTTCTCCGCAACGCAAGATGCTTTGTAGAGAGACTCAAGTTCCTGAGGAGTCAGATCTCCCTTCGTGTTGATCTTCTTAACTTCTTTTGTAAGAAGCTTAGCAGATTCTTTGAGTTCTGTAAGTAAGTCCTGAAGTTCACCCATTTTGATCTTTCCTCCTTTCCTTTAGGATATGATTCGCTCATAGTCGAGCTTGAAGTTCGCGTTCTGCAAGACAATCGGCTGATCTGATGTGTTGATGACGGATACCGTCTCGCATCCGCAGATGGAAGGCACTGATACGGCAATGTCCGCACCGACATTAAAGAAGTCACCCGCAGCGGCCGGGGTCACGATCATAAGAGATGACGGATCCGCAATGCCATCAATGGCTATCGCGATCGAAATCTCACCTACCGTGCCTCCGGTCGGTATGGAAATGTTACCATGGAGGGCTGCTCCATAGAGAGCGCTTAGCATACGTCTGTTGCACCTGCATCCAGTAAAGCACCGTCCAACGATTCTTGCTGGAGAGGCAAGACGGAATACACCGCTTTCATCCCGGTGGAAGATGTAACCGGTGGTATCCGGAACAGGCGTTGCCGTAAAGATCGCAGATGCACCAGGCAGAATCGTCTGGGCAGCATTTGCACTATATTCAGCCATGGAGTGCACCTCCTTAAGCCATTACTGGGTTCATGCCATTACATCCGCATCCCTGCCCGCCGCACGTGAAGATCGGTGTGCGACCATAAACCGGAGTCGTCGGAACCGGGCAGTTATTGAGCCTGTTGTAGAGGGCGTCCACCTCGTTCGCAAGCGCTACGTCACGAGATGCGTTGTTGATCTGCTGCTGCATGGCATCCATCTGAGCCTGCATGCCCGCGATGCGAGTCTCGTAGTTCTGCTTCACGCCGTCGAGCTCTAACTGGCAAAGCTTGTCCATGACACTCTGAACCTTAGCATCCGTGTTTGCTCTGGTTGCAGCTCCATCCTGCGCGATCGCATACTTTACATCAGCAATGGCCGCACGGTTCTCAAAGAGACCAGCCTGCTGACTCATCTGAATCCCGTCAAGCCTGTTTCCGATGTCCGTCTGCATAGCCCAGTTCTGCTGCATCCCGGCCATCTGGCGTCCGTTTGCCGCGATCTCCGCGTTGGCAAAGCCCTGGCACTGTCCCTGAGCGAGGGACGTGATGCTTCCCTGAAGCGCACCGATCCCGCCCATCACAGCCTGCTGATCGAAGCCGCGCTGCACTTCGGATCCGGTATTTTGATTCATCATGTAAGGCATGGCTCCGTTTCCGGCTCCCATTCCGCCCCACCCATTGCCCATGAAGGCAAAGAGAAACAGGACGATAAGCCAGAAGCAGCCGTCACCGAACATTCCATTTCCACCATAACCGTTTCCTGCAGGTGCTACGGGCATATACATCCCACCGTTGTCTACAAGTGACATAGATTAGCCCTCCTTTCGAGGTAAGAAGAAAAGATGAATGAGTACGCGATATTCAGTTGTCAAGGTGCTATTTTTAATCTCGGCCGAGATTAAGTATACGTGCTTACAGGCAGCCGAATGGGGCGATCATAGGCTCTGATGTTACGTAAACATAGTCCGAACCATTATACAGACGTACATTATTTACCGCTATAAACGTTCTAGATACTGGGACATCATATCCGCTATCGTAGCCGCTATACCACTGGGTAGATCCGTTCGCATATCTGCGAATTCTACGATAGCGCCAACTATTATTGACATCCAAATAGCCATCAATAACGTCGCCCTCGCCTTCTATCGCATTTTGTGATGTGTTAAGTTCTGATAGAGATCTTAATGCTAATTTATTGTTCGGCACAGATTCAATAAGTCCGGATGCTACTGATCTGGACAGCACAGAAAATGTTAGGAGTCTGGACTTAAGCCAAGATGGAAGTGCCTCTGCCAAAGCTGGTAATGTCACAAGTCGCATGTTGCACTCAGCATACCCGGCGGTGTCTGTTCCATTGGTATGCATTTTGAAACCTTTTTCAAGTGGTTCAAAAAAGTCAAACTGCATAACGCATCCACAGTTATTGTAGTCTTTGAATGAAGTTATCTCGATAAACACCTTTTGTCTATCTGTTGTTGTTACCCCATCCGTGAAGCTCTCAACGTCTATGCATCTTCTGTCGCCAATCCCCCAGCCAGCATCAGTTTCAAGATCGATTATGCCGGAATGAGCGGCGTCTATCATGTCACCGATTTCCTGGTCGCTTCCTGTTTCAAACGGGACGCATTTAATCCCGTTAACGGTTTTTGTCTTATTCGGATGATCAACCGATAGTATATATTTAAGATCTGCTGTATCACCCGGGTGTATCGTAACCGGGTTATCTAGAAGCGTTCTGTCTATAAGAAATACTCGTCCCAAAGTTGGTGTATTCGTTAATATCGGTGTGGCTAATATATTTGGAACGCTTGCTGCGTAGAGAGACTTTTTCAAACCGATTTCCGATATTGTTATGTCAGAACCAGACGTATTTGTAACAGAATAATGTATTTCAACGCTTAGTTTGTCACTTGATGTGGGGGTTTTGTATACATCTCGCGTTACACTAATACCTGATGAAATGGGTGATTCAAGCTTATAGTCATTTTCTGTCGGTTGAGTAGTTCCGGAACCAAATGTAACGCCTTGCGCGTCCCACGCATTTGTATATCCCGTGTAATCGGTGATACCCTCTGCAGAATAACTTGTCAGATACCATGCACCGCCCGTGACATCGATTGCTTTAATCATACCGACAAGTATATTACCAGTTTCGGTCTGTGGCCCATCGCCGATAAGAAGCATCCGGCTTAACTGTTTAAAGTTCTTCGTAATCATGTTATTTCCTCACATGAAGAATAATAGTTCGGTTCGTCATAGCTAAAGTGTGACTCGAAGTTCCTCACCTGCATGCCAACCTCGGTAAACGAGCTACTGTAAATCTCTTCGTACGTGATGATGACAGGTGTCTCGCCGCTTGGAACAATGTCATTCGCGGCGGATAGCATCTGCCTAGGGGTCATACGTGCCGA